ACGAAGGGTTTGAGGCCCAATTCCAGTAAGTTGACATGCCTTTCGGATTGGGATAAAAGTTTTTTCTTTTTTTTCATTAATCATAGAATAACTAAACTTTGGTGATATTTAAATTCAATTTATTTTTGTTTAAAAATTATAAACAAATATAAATAAAACTGGCAACTGTTGCGTGCCCCTTAAGAATTTCGTTTAATAATACTTTTCATGTAATAATACTTTTCATGTAATAATACTTTTCATTTAATAATATTTTTCATTTAATAATATAAATTATTATTTATATTATTTTTATATATTATTATGTTTACCATTTATGGTTTCTATACAATGAAATAACTTTATCTTCAAATTCATTTGTAAATCCTTTATAATCACATATTGGACCATTTACAAAATTATGTCTAACTTTTTGTTTTAAATCATGTAGTTTTAATGTATTATCACTAAAATATTTTGCCTTTTTGATATATTCCTCTTGTGTATATGTAACATATTCGTCTAATTTGCAATTTTTCATTAAACTTGTTGTGACATTCTGTGAATGATAATTTCTTACATTATCAAATAATGTTAAAATTGGAACACCTTGCATTAATGCTTCACAACTTGTTGTAGTTCCAGAATATGGAAATGTATCTAACGCAATGTCCATCAAATTATAATCATCTAAATGCTCTTGATATGTATCAGAATATGGTAAAATTGTTATTCTATCTAAAACACTTTTGTCTTCAAAACTCTCAATAAATTGCTTTCTTAAACTTGGTGTTAAAAATTCCTTTGTCTTAATTACAAATCTTGCTGTTGGTACTTCTTTTAGTAATTTTTCCCATACTGATATAACCATTTTATTAATCTTATTGTATCTATTAAAACAACCAAATGTAATATATCCATTCTTTTTACATGGTTGTTCTTTTAATGGAAGAATATTTTCAATTCCCATACTTGGTGTATATGCTAAAAAACACTTATCCATAAATACAAGTTTTTCTGTATAATATTTTTGTGATTTTTCACTATCACAAATTTTATCTGTTATACGATAATCCATTGATTTTATACCACTTGAATTAGGATATCCACAATAACTAATCTGAATTGGAGCTGGTTTTAATACAAATGTATCTAATCTATTATCTCCTGTATGCGCAGATAAATCAAATAATACATCAATCTCATGTTCCTGTATTAATTTTTTTAATTCAATATTTGATAAATTTTTAACAACAAACCAATTACAATTTTTAAACATATCATCTAATTTTACCATTTTCATAGAATAACAATATACATCAAATAAATCATAATTTATATGGTTTAAGATACTATGAATAAAATAAGCAACTGGATGACATATAAAATCACCAGATACAAATCCAATCTTAATTTTGGTCTTTGTTTTTAATAATTCTTTTTTATTTTTTGCCTTTATAATTTCTTTCTTCACTTTATAATTTGGGCAACCTATTTTATAATCGCTTATAACTTCAGGATAAATCTTGTTAATATTTTTATGTAATTTAGCAATATACATAGGATCATCTATTAAATGTGAAATATAATTTACATCTAATAACTTATTCTGATATGCAAGTGAAAGACGTGGCTTATATTTTAAAGCCTTGTTATAACATTCAATCGCATCTGTAAAATTACATTCATAACATTTTGCCAATCCCATATTCATATATAAACTAGCAATTAACATTTCTTTATCAGTTGAAATATGAGTTCTTTCATAATTCTTAATTGCAACATTATAATGTTCAATTGCTTTTTCAGTTGATCTTAATTCTGTATATACTACTGCAATTTGATTATTGACATCCGGATCTAAAGGATCAATTTCTTTTGCTAATTCAAAATAGTATAATGCTAAATCGCGATCTTGAATTGTAAAATATATACTTCCAAGACCATTTAAACATTTGACCTTAAACTGTTTAAGAATTGCTTTTTCATTTTCACCTTTAGTCTGATCCTTAAGTAATAAATCAACTATACCAACTGCTAATTTATAATGATATAAACTACTTTCTAATTTATTTGCTCTATGAAACATAAATCCAAAATTATAATGTAATTGATAATCACATGGATCAACCATTAAAACTTGATTCAATAAATTTATATTTTCTTGTACATTTGCATTAAATAGAGTTAAATAAATTAAAATAATCTTGAATAATTCCATCACTTTTTTATTAAAAGGGTCTATTCCTAATGATTTCTTTAAATGCGCTACTGAAATATATAAACTATTTTTATCTTGTTCAGTAAAGGAACTCCTATTCATATGTAAACCAACAGTTCTGCTTAATAATTCTGCACTAATATAATAAGTTTCTTTAACTTGCTCTTTATATTTATTCAACTGTACTTGATTTAAACTATCCAAATAAACAATCATGATTTTTGACCTATAAATACACTCTACATATTTGTCATTGTCTATTTTTTGTTCATTTAAAAATTTCTCTTGGGCCTTATCATATGTTTCTTTTAAAATTTCATATTGCTTTAAAAATTCTTCAATTGTAGTAATTTTTTCTGGAACTAACATTTTATTGTTTAGTTTTTTTATGTTTAAATTACTATTTGTTGTAAAGTTTATATTTCTCTAAATTTAACGAAATTAATAAATTTAAAAATAAAATGAAATTAAGTTTAGATATTTATTAATTAATTGTTTTTCTATAATTATTTATACTTATTGTTTAATATAATTATTATGGAACTACTTTCTTTTAGTGAAACACCAGATATAAAAAAAAATAGAAAAAAAGTAAAAGCTTTACAAAAAAAACCACAACCAGAACAACGCACTCCTGAATGGTTTGAAGCAAGAAATACACGTATTACAGCCAGTGAAGCAGCCAGTTGTTTATTTAAAACGAAATCAGTATGTGAAACATATGCAACTGAATTTAACTTGAAAAATTTTAAATATAAAGATACCGAACCCTTAAATCCTTATGAAACACGTGAAGATTATATTATTAAAAAATGTGCCAGTTTTAATGGAGAAAATGTATTCAAGGATTCTGTTTTTACTTTATGGGGTAAAAAATATGAAGAAATTGCTAATAGACTTTATTGTAAATTAAATAATACTCAAGTTATAGAATTCGGATTAATTTCACACCCTCGTTTAAAATGGTTAGCAGCCAGTCCAGATGGCATTACTCCAGATGGTATTATGTTAGAAATTAAATGCCCAAAAGCACGTAAAATAGACGATAATCAACCTCCTCTTTATTATTGGATTCAAACACAGATCCAGATGGAATGTGTAGACCTTGATTTTTGTGATTTTTTTGAGTGCGAAATCACAGAGGTACAAGAACAGGAATTTATAGATTTGAAACTTGAAGACAAACAAGACAAAGGAATTCTCTTACAAATAAACGATAGTGGTCCTGATCCAAAATTTATATATCCACCTATAGAATTAAATACAACTCAAGATTTTTTAGATTGGAGAAATCAACATATAAATTATTTTCCAGATACTTATACACCTATATACTATTTCATTACTAAATATAATAACATAAGAATAAAACGTAACAAACAATGGTTTAATAATGTCAAAGATGACCTTAAAAAAACATGGCAACTAATTAGAAATTTACAAGATAACAAAGAAGATTTTGAAAAATATAAACAGTCTATTTACGAGTTAAAAAACAAAGATTTCTTAGAAAAATATAATAACACAGAATGTTTAATTCATCATGATCAAAATTCAACTTTTGTTTTTATTAATGATACACTTGATAAAATAGATGAAATTGTTGAAATAGAAAGCGAAAAAAGTTCTGCAAATTGTTTAATTGACTAATTTATTAATTCAACTTTAATTATTTAATTTAAATTCGTTTATTTAATCAAATTAATTTAAATTAAACAAAATATAATAATTTATTAAATGGAAATTTTTAAAACACCAGTTGATATAAAAACTCTTATTAATTGAAAAATTAGAAACGCATTTTTCACACGAAGAACAACGTTTATACGTATGTAACTTATTTTTATATTTAAATTATTCACTTGTAATATAAGCAATAGTATTACCATTATTCAATTCGTTTAATGGATAATATGTGATAGAATAACAATATCCATCTTGTTCAAATAGCGCGTTCATATTTTTAAGTGCTAATTCTTTATTATTAAAAATTCCAATAATTTTTTCAATATCATCTAATGGATGTCTCTTAAATAAAATATACATTTATAATTATATATTTTATTTCATTTTAAATTTTTTATTAATTATCATTGCCTTCGTTTACTTCTGGTAATAACTGATTATAATTATGATGATTGTGATGATGACGTCTTCTAGTAAATAAATCTTTTGTATTATTTAAAATTTTTACATATATCCATAAATTTATACTTGAAATTGTCCATAATAACGTATATAGAAAAAACTTTAATTCTTGAGGTAAACCTTCTGTTAAAATTTTAATTGTTATATCTGAACTTTCACTCATTTTATTATAAAAATTCTTTTTCTTTAAATAGTTTTTATTTTTATTTATAAATTAAAAATGAAATTTAATTTCATTATGTTTTAATTTAATCTCATAAATGAACGGGCAAACTCTTGCATGGATTTTTAGTACTATTTCAAATATTTTATTTTTATTTGTTTTTCTTCCACAGTTATATCAAAATTATAAAAATAAAAATTCAGAAGCAATTAGTATTATTTTAATATTTTGTTTAATTTTAGGTGATATTTTCTCTATTATAAGTGCAAACATAAAAGATTTAAACTATGTAATCATATATGCAGGTATATATCATATAATTTTAGATATTATTATCATGTGTCAAATTATATATTATAGATTATATAATACGTTGATATATGAAAATGAAACTTTACCATTATTAGGTATATCAAATAATCTCATTGAAAATAAATTTACTTATTTAAAATGTTTAACATTATATGAATTTTTATTTATATTATCAAGTGTTTTATTAATCCTTTTTATAGATAACACAATTCCATTTGCAAATTTTATTGCATGGGTATCAACTATTATTTTTGGATTATCAAGAATTCCTCAAATTATTTTGAATTTTCAACGAAAATCTACATTAGGATTATCTTTTTTATCATTTTTCACAATAAATATTGCAAACATATTTTTTCTATTGTCTATTTTAATTATACTAATTGATCTACCAAAAGACGAATATTTAATGTATCTTAATTACAATATTCAATTGATTGTAGGTGGATTTGTAACGATGTTGTTTGATTCTGTCATTTTTTATCAATTTTATAAATATAAAAATTCTAATCGTAATAATTTGTCAGATCTTGATTATGATGATACTGAAATTATAAATAATGATATTAATCAAGAATTTTAAATAATTATTTTAATTTATATTATTAGAGTTATTATGGATCCTATTATAAAATTATTTTCTGATTCTTCAAGTTATGCTAAAAATTTACAATTTGAAGTTATACTTTTATCAGTTTTTATTTCTATATTTCTATTTATATATACACCAAAAACTTATGGATTTGTAATATTATTACTTGCTCTTTTATATTTTATAAGTTTCAATTATATTAATCTTAAAAATTCATCTATTGATGATTTTAACGAAATTACAATGATAAAACTCCAAACTCTTCAAGATATATCAAATAAATATATTTTATCTCTCTCAAAATTAGGATATGATCATAAAGTTATATCAAAGTTATTACAAGCTAATAAATTAGATTCTTTATATATAGATGCAAATTTAATATCATTTTTATATTCTATAACTGACTTAAATCAATTCAATAATAAAGAATTTTTTAATTTATTAAAAAATACAAATAATATTTTAAAACTTAGATCTCAAATAGAAGAATATTATAATTCTAATAATGGAGATATTCCTGAAAATATATCACAAATGTTTGAAATTTCTCTTCAAATAAAAACAAATGCAATAAATAACGTTCATAATTTTATATATTCTATTCCTAAAACAAATTCAATGTTCAAATATTTAGAAAATATAATTGATAGATATTCAGTATTAATTTCAAGAAATACCGATATAATACATTTTTATTATAAAAAAGCTCTTGATATGAAAGAAATAAATACAATGACTAAGTTTGTCTCCTATAATGAAGCAAAACCATTTGATATTTATGAAAATTATCCTATAAATATTACAAAAAATAAAGATACAAATCAAAAATTATTAAACTTTTATGTTTAATCAAAAAATTTACATTGAAATGGTATAAAAATTTGTTTTGATAATATAGTCTCTTTTAACATTATATTAAATGTATTATTTGGTATATATTCTTCAACTGTTTTTTGTAACTGATATAAACAAGATACTTTATTTTTAAAAAATGTTTTTAATGATATATATACTGTAAAAAAATCCCAATATTTTAAAAAATTATCATCTTCTTTAATCAAGTATTCGCCAAGAAATGATGTTCTCGTATAAGTTTCCTTTCTTTTAATATTTGATATATATGAATTAACATAATCTATAACTTTAAATTCATATGTTATTTTACAATTATTTTCTATTTTTTTTATATAGATATTATCTATATGTAAATTACCATGAACAAAATTATATTTTTTAAATGTATTTATAAAACTATATAATTCATTTAAAATCAATGTTATTTTTTCATTATTTTTATTCTCCTTTTTGTTAAAAAATGTTCTTAATGAAACAAACCCTTTTAGTACATATGAAATTTCATATTTATAACTTGTAATTAAAGGAATTATTTTACTATCTAATAATTTAAGATACACCTCTATTTCCCATTTATATAAATCATAATTGTAAAAAATTCTTAAAATATTATCTGGATCTTTGTTATCAACATAACATGTACAAGATTGTATACATTTATTATTTATATATTCGCAATTTATCTCTTTATCTATCTTTTTTCTGATTCCTTTATTTTTAGATAAATTATATAAATTCATATATCATTAATTATTTATAATTTTTTATATTATGAATAATTACATTTAAATCATTTAATTTACAAACATTCTCCATTTAAAATCCAATGATATAAAATCAACAAAATTAGGAGATGTATATTGTATTTCTCCAGCATTTGTAATATAAAATTCTATACCCATATCATCACCAACATATGTCTTAACTATTTCCCATGTATCAATTTTATTAACTCCTCTTAAATGATAATTTGCATATAAATTATTATCTGCATTTAATCTCGCTGTTAAAAACATATCAAATCCCCAAATATTAGAATCTAATTCTAACCCAGTTATAATTTGAGGAGAAATTTGATTATTATTAGCAGCAAATATAGAACTTTTCCATTGATCACCTTGGTTTGGCGTAAAATTTATATTATTAACATATAATTCTTCTCCTACATATAATTTTTTTCTTATAGCTCCACCTCCATTTATAGTTAATCCTCCACCAACTGTATTGCTTGTTGCATTTACAGTTGAATTAATTGACAAACCACCATTTAATACAAGACTTCCAGTACTAGCATTATTCGAAGGTGTTATCCCAGAAATTATTAAATCTCCTATTTTTACTTTAATGTTATCTGTTAACATAACTGATGTTGCTCCAGGATCTTCTAACGTTGATCCAAAAACAAAAATATCATCTGTTTCATTATATACAAGACCAACATACGATCTATTATATAAAAATACATTATCACTTTCTGCCGGATTTTGATCAGTCCAAGATGAAGATAATGTTGCAATTTTAGTACTTCCATCATATCCAGTTATTTTTCTTACTTGATTATTACTGAATCCAGATGTTACTTTTATCCACCAATTTTTATAATAATCATTTGTAGAATTAGCTGAACTTGATAATTTAATTTCATTATTTGCCATACCACTTTGATTAGGAATTTGAAAATCTATATATGTTGTTTCATTAACTATATCGCCAAAACCTCCATCATTATCTTCTTGAAATCTAGTAATTATAAAACCAGAATCTTTTATTCCAGATGGTGCAGAATTTAATACTACAATATTGTCTTCTAATACAGTATTAGTTGAAGATAAACTTGTAGTATTTCCATTAACATATAAATCTCCATTAATTGTTGTATTTCCATTAACATTTAAATTTTTCCAAATACCAACACCTCCATGAACTATCACTGATCCACTACTTATATCAACACTCTGATCTGTATTTAATATATATAATTTCCCCCCTATATTTAAATCTTTTGCTATACTTTGTCCACCATAGACTGATAATGCTCCACCAACTGTTCCATTTATACTATTTTCAGTAGAGTTAATAGATATACCTCCTTTTATTATTACACTTCCAGTTGTTTGATTTGTACTATTCGTTGTATTATTAAATATAAAATTACCTCCAGTTTGTGAAATTTCAAAGGTTTTTTCTACAAATAAGCCAGCATTATATCTTGATATACTCAATGTATTTGTAAAATAATCTCTATCAAATGAATATATTTTTTCATTACTCGAATTGTATACTTGAATAATTTGATTAGATTCTGAATAATAGTTAGAAGTTCCCTTTTTAAATTCATTTCCATCTATATAAAAATCCTTTTTAACTCCCATTCCACCAAATATATTTAATCCTCCTCCTGATGTAGAACTTGTTGCATTTTCAGAAGATTTAATTGTAATTCCTCCATTTGTAATAATAGATCCAGTAGTCAAATTTGATGCAGAGTCTGTATTTAATATTACAAGTTTATCACTATATATTTCGCCTCCGACACTTAAATTTTTTATAATACCTACTCCACCATACACTTGTAAAGCACCAGAACTTGATGTAGTTGAATTTATAGTATTCTCTATTTTCATTATACCTTTCATATTGATGTTGTCATTTACATACAATTCTTTATTAATACTAACACCTCCAGATATTGTAAATGCACCTCCTGAAGTATAACTTGTTGCATTTTCTGTACAATCTATAGACAATCCTCCATTTTTAATTATCAATGCACCTGTGGATGAATTGGAACTAGATATTTCTTTTTCAACTATTAATATATCAGTTATTCTTGTATCAGTATTTATATCTAAATTATTTGTTGGATTTGTATTGTTAATTCCAACTTTACCAGATATAGTGGTTAATGATCCTACACTTATATCTCCAGAAATAAAACAATCTCCATTTACATGTAATTTATGTGTAGGACTTGTTGTTCCAATACCCATATATCCTTCTTTCCCAAATGAATTTGATATAACAATAACAGAATTAGATGTACCTGTTGTTAAAGTTTCAATTAGAAAAGCTTCTGTAGAACTCCTACCATCATAACGCATTCTTACACCAGAATTATTCGTTTGTTGTAATAAAAGAGTTCCACAATTTTCTACATTATTACCTAAATTTGTTTGCAGTTTTAAAGTAGGATTATTTGATAATATATGTAAATTATCAGTTGGGCTGGTAGTGCCAATACCTACATTTCCTCCTGTTGTAATTATAGAACCTACCGTATTTGAATTAAATGTTGCAATTAAACTACCTTCTGTAATTCTTAAATTACCAACGATATCCAATTTCTGTCCTGGAACACTTGTACCTATACCAATATTTCCAGATGTTGTCATTCTCAACACTTCTGTTAATCCAGAACTATAAAATATATGATTATCTGCTCTATATAGAATATCTTTCCATATATTTGACTGAGATAAACAGGTAATTACTCCACCGTCAGTTGAATTATATCCTATACCAACCCCACTTGATAAAGATCCAAAAACTATATATGTATCATCATATTCAGTGATATCACCGCTTTCTGTTGCATCATTTAATACAATATGTAATTTTCCATATGGACTTGTTGTATTAATACCTACATTTCCTCCAGTTGTAAAAATAGATCCTATTGTATTACAATCATATGTTGCTAATAAACCACCACTTGTAATTCTTAAAGAACCTCCAATATCTAATTTATACATAGGTACACTTGTACCTATGCCAACATTTCCTGTACCCTTAATTCTAACTAATTCTATACCATCTCCATTTTTACTATTAGAAAAAAATACATGATCATCATTTGTATTATTTACATCATAATTCAATTGATTATCAGTAATACCAAATCCAAAATGTTTATCACCTATCCCCCCTAAAGTCAATTTAGATCCTAAAGAATCTGGCGTTATAGATAATTTTGATGATGGATTTGTAACTCCTATACCAATATTACCATTTGTAGTAGTATATAAATTACCAATTATATTTGAATGCTGTATACTTTCTATACCACCACCTACAAATAATTTTTTTACAATACTACTTCCACCAAAAATAGTTAATGCACCACCATTAGTAATACTAACACTTTCTTCAGTACAATTTATAGTAAGACCTCCTAAAATTCTTAAAGCACCAGTTGTAAAATTTAAACTTGGTGTATCATTATTAATATATATACCTTCTTCTGTCAATTCAAATGATTTATCAATTCCATCCAAACTAATATAAAACTGTTTATTTATTATATTATCTAAGAATAATCTGTATTCTGATATTCCATTTACTTTGATTGTACTATTTAAACTATCTAATATTAATCCTTCTCCTATGTATAAATCTTTCATAATTCCAGCACCTCCACCAATTGTAAAAGATCCTCCATTTGAAGAACTTATAGAATTATATGTACAATTTATAGAGATTCCTCCATTAGAAATTAATGCGCCATTTAAGATTGAATCTGATATATTCGTATTTGTTATACTAACATTTCCATCTTGAATAATCAATTGACTATTTTCAACTGATATCTTTTTTAATCTTATATCAGCCATTTTACTTAATATTATTATAAACAAAGATATTTTATTTATAATTCATACACGTAAAGAAAGTAAAAATAATATATTTTTTTTAATTAAATAATTATGTTTGAAAGACCTATACTAATTTATAGTAATTATTGTAAATATTCAAAATTATTTATTAAACATTTGCTTGAATTTCCAGAATTATATGAAACATTTATACGAATTAATATAGATATTACTCCCGAAAATAATCAACGCCCTGATATTTTTTATGAAATTCAAGAAATTCTTAAATATAAGATTACTAATGTCCCTACAATTATTATACAAAATGGAGAATATGTTTTAACTGGAAAAGAAGCTTTTAGTTGGTTAGAATACCAATTAAATGAATTAGATAAAGTAAAAGAATCATCTGAAAATAATAATAATGATTCTTCTATGTTAGAACCATTCAATCCATTAGAAATGGGATCATTTTCAGATGGATATGCTGGGATTAGCGATTCTTTACCTAATTCTCAATCTTTTCAATTTTTAAATGCACCAAATCAAAGTATCCAAACACCAGAAGAAACAAATCAAAACGAACAATATGATAATTCTATAAATTATTCCGAAAATGATTATTCTAAATTTATGCAGCAAAGAAATAATATAAATTCACATACACAATATCATTCTTCTGAACAAAGACCAATTGCACAAATGACAAATAAGCCAGAAATCACACATAAAAAAAATAAACAAAACGATGTAGATAAAAAATATGAACAATTATTGGCAGAAAGAGAAATGATGGCTAATAAGAAAAAACAGCCTAAAAAAGTAAATTTTGCATCTGGTACTTTTGAATAATTAATAGATACTTTTTAATTTTTAATTTTATTTTGTTAAATTAAGAATGAATTTAAATATTATAATTATTTTTATCATATTATTGATTTTGTTTTATATTGTCTATACTAATTATGAAAAATTTTCAGTTTATGCCTATAATTCATCTGACATACCCGATTTATCAAAATCTTTGTTAGAAATTGAAAACGAAAAAATTAGAAATATTTTAAATACAGAATACAGTTTAAATTCTGAATATGATATAAATAAAATAGATAAATCTATTTAAATTATAATAGAAAGTTTAAATTAATTGATAAGAAGTATTTAATAGTAATTAATGAAATAATATATTCCTTTTTATAAAAGAATTTATTTTTAAAAAAGTGCTAAAAATAT